TTATGATGAAGTTAAAGGTCAGATATTAGCTGATAGTTTAATTAACTCTGGAAACGATGTTTGGGCAGGTGTTGATGTAGAATCAGGAGATATTGTTAATTTTAGAGAAAAAGGCGTGATTGATCCTACAAAAGTTTGTAGATTGGCGTTAATAAATGCAGCATCAGTTGCAGGAACAGTATTATTAACTGAATGTACTTTAACACAAGATAAAAAATCAATTGAAGAAAAATTAAAAATACTACAAGATTCAGCTTCAAACGCAGCTGGATTAGCAATGAGTTAATTTATTAATATGAAAGATACAATTAAAATAAAAGAAGAAAACATGCTTATTGCTAGGAGAGTTCCTCCTGGTGATAAGTGGCGTTTAGTTGCAAATGAACCTAATGGACCAGTACATAAAACGTTAACTGATACTTTAGAAGCATATATGGTTAAAACTGGGTTTAAAGGCCATTATAGGTTAGAACCATTACAAAGTTCATTATATGCAATTAACGCAGAAGAAGTAGTAATTGAAGCACCTAAAGAAAAATTATTTTCAATTTATGGCGAATACGGACAATAGTTTATTAAACGAGAAGTATAGACCAATAACCCTAGATACGTATGTTGGTAATGCTAAATTAAAAGCATCTATTTCTAAACAATTAGAAAATAACGACATCCAAAATTATTTATTCTATGGACCCGCTGGTACAGGAAAGACAACTCTGGCTAAACTTTGTATTAAAAATCTCGATTGCGATCATCTTTATATTAATGCCTCTGATGAAAGGGGTATTGAAACAATTAGGGATAAAGTACAAGGATTTGCGAGCGTCGCTTCTTTTAAACCACTTAAAGTGGTCATTTTGGATGAAGCTGATTTTCTTACTATACAGGCGCAGGCTTCACTTCGTAATATCATCGAAACTTTCTCACGTACGACAAGGTTTATTTTAACTTGTAATTATGTAGAAAGAATTATTGACCCTTTACAATCAAGGTGTCATGTATTAAAGATTGTACCTCCAACTAAAAAGGATGTAGCTAAACATTTATCTTGGGTGTTAGATCAAGAATCTATTAAATTCGAAATAAAAGACTTAGTACCCCTAGTTAACCAATATTATCCTGATTTACGCAAGTGTATTAATACTATACAACTATCTACACAAGATAAAGTATTAAAATTAGATAAATCTATTTTAGTATCATCTAACTATATTGATAAAATTGTTAATGAATTATCTAATAAAGCTAATTTTAAAACGATTCGCCAAATAATAGCAGATGCCAATGTAGATGATTTTGATGAGTTATTCAAATCACTATACACTAAAGCATCAGAATATTTACCAGGTAAAGAAGGCACAGCCTCTATTTTAATCAACGAACACCAATACAAATCAAACTTCCGTATTGACAAGGAAATAAATATAATGTCATTAATTCAACAAATAATAAATAACAAGTAAAATTATGGAACAACCAGTTCAACAACCCAAAATTGATTTATCAAACACAACTGCCTTAAAAAACTTTGAGGGAGGAGACACATTTACACAATCATTTATCATACGTAAAGTATCTAGATTTGTAACAGGTACAGATGAAGATGCTATGATGCCAATCCCAGTATTTGTATGTAGCGAATCAGGAAAAATTGTAGGTGAAGGATTACCACCTGAATTAAGAGAAGAATATAAAGATCAACTTCTTTAATGAAAAACATCTTTGATTGGTTAAAAGCAATTAATACTACCAAACCCCCAGTTGAGTCTTTTACAGACAAAGACTGGGAAGTTTGGAATAGTTATATGATTCATAGATTCATAAGTCAAAATCCTGATTTTATAGAAGTTGTAAATTATGTTCAAGATTTTCCACCACAGGAAAAACAAATGATTTATTCTATTTACAAAGAATTTATTCCTAAAAATAATAAGTGGAATAAATATATTAAATCAAAAGTAAAACAACCAAACAAAGATTTAGTAGACCATATCAAAGATTACTTTGAATGTTCAAGTAAAGAAGCAAAAGAATACATATCTATCTTGGATACCACACAAATTGGTCGTATATTAACGGGTAGAGGATTAGAAAAAAAAGAAATAAAACCATTATTAAAATGACAAAGGAATTATACACTATGCTAAAAACGTCTGCTGAAGCAGATAAAGCAAAAGCATTACTATCACTTGATTTATTAGGTAATAAAGCAGTTGGTATTGGAGATCACTCAACTGGAGACTTTTATAAGAATGCTGAAGAAGCACTTATAGCTTTAGTTGATGCAGATGATAGATTATCTACTTTGGTAAGATATTTTAATGAACCACAAGAACAAATAAATGGGTAGTTCAGTAAGTAAATGGTCAGAAACCAATAATACAACAGTATCAATTCCAATAAACACAAAAATGAGCGATAGAGAAATTATGAATGCAAAGCATCCAATAACAGCAGTAGAAAAATTCGAAAATGAATACCCTGAATTATCAGAAGAATTTACGAACATACAACAAGAACAATATGAAATGTTTGCTCGTAAGCATTTGGACTATGGTTTAAATAACATTGCTTTAGGCGGAGATATCGTTAATAATAGCGATGATAAACAATTCTCACTAACTGGGTTATGTATTAGATTAACCGATAAAATTTCACGTTTAAAAAATCTATTAGTTAATGGTAGATCATTTGTTGAAGGTGAAGGTATGGAAGATACTTTTATTGATATAGCCAATTATGGTATAATCGGTCTTTTAGTAGGCCGTAATAAATGGAAAAAATAAATATATGGAAGGATTTAATTGGGGAGGGTCTAATGATTGGTATCGTAAGATAGTACTTCAGGAAGTATTTACATCAAAAATTTATGAAAAGTATTTTGAAGTAAAAGAAGGTGATATTGTTTTTGATGCTGGAGCAAGTATAGGTCCTTTTAGTTTTTCAATAAAAAATAAAAAACCTAAACATATATATTGTGTAGAACCTTTGTTACAACAAATTAAAGTATTAGAGGATAACCTTTTAGCAATACCTCATACAACTATACCTCATGCTATAGGTAAGGAAGATATTTTAATTGATAATTATGGGTTTGATGAAGATAAAAATAAAATTTCTATATATGCAAAACCCTTTATGGAAATTATAAATGAAAATAATATTGAAAAAATAAATTTCCTTAAAACAGATTGTGAAGGAGGAGAATATGATATTTTTTCAATAGATAATTTTTGTTGGCTAAAAGAAAATGTGGGAGTAGTAGTAGGAGAATGGCATCTATCAACTCCAGAATTAAAGCAAAAGTTTAGAGTATTTAGAGATGTTTTTCTTAGATTATTTCCTAACCATCAAATAGAATCAGTAGATGGTTTAGACATTAAATGGGATTTATGGAATGAGCATTTTATAGAATATTATAATGAAGTATTAATTTATATAGATAACAGATAGATTTTGGCTAAAAAACTCCCAAAAATAGTAAAGGAAATAAGGAATAATCCACCTTCACCAGTAAATTATGCATATCAAAAGAATATATCATATTCTCAGATGTCTATATTTAGAGGATGCCCCCATAGGTGGAAACTTCAGTATAAAGATAAAATTAAACGATTTACATCTTCTATACATACTGTTTTTGGAACTGCCGTCCATGAAGCAATGCAACATTATTTAGATGTAGCATATGAAAAATCTTTTGCAGCTGCAGATAGAGACATCAACCTGAAAGAATATTTCCAAGAAGCTTATATAGATGAATACCAAAAACAATACAAGTCAAACAACTCAGAACATTTTTCAGATGCCTCAGAAATGAGAGAATTTTTTGAGGATGGTGTTGCTATATTAGATTGGTTTAAGAAAAAACGTAGTAGATATTTTAGTAAAAAAGGTACATATTTAGTAGGTTGTGAAATACCCATTGTAGTAGCACCAAATAAAATGTTAAATAACGTATTATATATGGGGTATCTTGATGTTGTTACCTACCATGAGGAAACAGAAACCTTTAAGATAATTGATATAAAAACCAGTACCAATGGGTGGAATGATTATGCTAAAAAAGATGAAAATAAACAATTCCAACTATTACTTTACAAACAATATTTCTCAGAACAATATGGAATACCATTAGATAAGATTGAAATTGAATTTTTTATTCTTAAAAGGAAAGTATTAGATCCTGATGATGAAAACTTAATGTCACCATATCAAGCATATAGAGTACAACAATTTACTCCACCAAGTGGTAAAATTAAACTATCAAGAGCAAAGAGTGCTATTAATGATTTTATTAATGAATGTTTTAGTTCAAGTGGAAAGATAAAAGAAGCAGATTATCACAAATCTCCATCTAAATGGAATTGTAATTTCTGTCCTTATAGTAAAGATAAAGAATTATGTGGAGCCGGTGAACATTTTTCGTAGGTTCCCATATATGTATATATAATAAAATAATGTTTTAATAAATAAAGACTATGAGTAATACAAAAACCCAAACTTTAACTAGTGTTAAGGTTCAAACCCCCTTATTTGAGGAATTTAAGATTGAATGTGTAAAACGTAAATTTTCATTTCAAAAACTGGCCGATCGTGCTTTATTTTTATATCTTACAGATGAAGATTTCCGTAAACAAATTACTAACCAAATCAATTTAAATTTAGATGCCAATAACTAAAAATTTTAAACATATACCTCAGGATAAAAGAAAAAAAATACTCTTAATATGTGATGATATTAGAGTTCATTCTGGGGTAGCAACTGTAGCTAAAGAAATTGTAACCCATACTGCCAATCATTTTAATTGGGTACAAATAGCAGGAGCTATAAAACACCCTGAAAAAGGTAAAGTTTTAGATTTATCTAAAGATACTAATGATTTATTAAAAATAAACGATTCTAATGTAAAACTATATCCGGTTGATGGTTATGGTAATGAACAAATTTTAAGAGAAATTTTACAAATAGAAAAACCAGATGCTGTAATGTTATTTACAGACCCAAGGTATTTTCAATTTATTTTTAGAATGGAAGCTGAAATTAGAAAACAATGTCCTATTACTTATCTTAACATATGGGACGATTATCCAGCTCCAATGTATAACAGTGCTTTTTATGAGGCTTGTGATTTGTTAATGGGTATTTCAAAGCAAACTGTTAATATAAATAAGTTAGTGCTAAAAGGTAAAGAAAAAAATAAAATATTTAAATATTTACCACATGGTAAAAATTCCAATTTATTTTACCCTTTAAGTAATAAAGAAAAAAAATCAAAAGAATTTGTAAGTTTTAAAAAACAAATTTTTAATGGTAAGGATCCTAAATTTGTTGCTTTCTTTAACTCTAGAAATATAAGAAGAAAACAAATACCTGACACTATGTTAGCCTTTAGAGAATTTTTATATTCTTTACCTAAAGAAGAAGCAAAAGATTGTTATTTAATTTTACATACTGAAGCTGTAACAGATCATGGTACTGATTTGTATAAAGTAAAAGAATATTTATTTGATGAACATTTCCCTGACCAAATAATTTTTAGCCATTCAAAATTACCAGAAGAGGGTCTAAATTATTTATATAACATAGCTGATGTTCAGATGTTACTAACTTCTAATGAAGGGTGGGGGTTAACACTCACAGAAGCTATTCTATCAGGTACTCCTGTTATTGCAAATTCAACTGGGGGTATGCAAGATCAATTAAGATTTGTTGATGAAAATGGAGAATGGTTTACACCAAGTGCAGATATCCCATCAAATCATAGAGGCACATATAAAGAACATGGTGAGTGGGCATTTCCCGTTTATCCTACATCTAACTCCATCCAGGGTTCACCTCCAACCCCCTATATATATGATGATAGATGTTCTTGGGAAGATGCATTTAAACGATTACAAGAAGTTTATAATTTATCCCCTGAAGAGAGAGTAGCGAGAGGTTTAAAAGGTAGAGAATGGGCTATTAGTGATGAAGCTGGTTTTACTTCTGAACATCAAGCTAATAGATTTGTAGAAGCTTTTGATGAACTTTTTAAAACATGGAAACCAAGAGAAAAATATGAATTAGTAAATGCTAATGAATATAAAGGAAAATTTTTAAATCATAAAATAATATATTAAATGAATAAACCAGTTTTTATAATTAGTTGCCCTTTCGATACTTATAGTGGTTATGGTGCACGATCTAGAGATATAGTTAAGGCCATAATTGAATTAAATAAATATGATGTAAAATTGTTACCTCAAAGGTGGGGGTCTACATCATGGGGTTTTTGTAAAGCACACCCTGAATGGGAGTTTTTACTAGAACATTCCATTCCTAACTTAACTTCCAAACCTGATATTTGGATGCAAATAACCATTCCAAATGAATTCCAACCTGTTGGCAAATATAATATAGGATGTACTGCAGGTATAGAATCAGATGCATGCAAACCAGAATGGATTGAAGGTTTAAATAGAATGAATATAAATTGGGTTTCTTCAACCTTTGCTAAAGATACCTTTGAAAAAATGGTTTTTGACAAAAAATCTAAAACAAATAACCAAACTATAGGAACTATAAAATTAGAAAAGCCCATTCACGTAATATTTGAGGGTGTAAATCTAGACATATACAAATCTTTAAAGAAATCAGAATTAAAAACATTTGATTTTAGTAATATTAAAGAGGATTTTTGTTATTTATTTGTAGGACATTGGATGGTTGGTAATTTTGGCCATGACCGAAAAAACGTTAGTCTTTTAGTAAAATCATTTTATGAAACATTTAAAAATAAAAAAAATAAACCTGCTCTAATTTTAAAATCATCTACAGGGGTAGCAGGTTATATGAGTAGGGATGAAATTTTAGACAAAATTAAAAATATTAGAAAATCTGTTAACTCAAAAATATTACCTAATATATATGTCTTAAATGGTGAATTTAATGATTCAGAAATGAATGAGTTATATAATGATCCTAAAATTAAGGCTATGGTAAGTCTTACTAAAGGAGAAGGATTTGGTAGACCTTTATTAGAATTTACTACAACAGGAAAACCTGTTATAGCTTCAGGCTGGTCTGGTCATATAGACTTTTTACATAAAGAATATTCTATTTTAGTACCTGGTGAGCTTGAATCTGTAGATGCAAGTGCGGCTAATAATTGGTTAATTAAAGAATCTAAATGGTTTAAACCCGATACCCGTTTTGTGGGACAAATATTTAGAGATACTTATGAAAAGCCTAAAGAATCTCAAAATAATGCTAAAAGGCAAAAATATTACACCCAAAAGAATTTTTCTTGGGAACATATGAAAGATTTAGTGGGTGTAACTCTAGAAAATAACCTACCTGAATTTGCTCAAAAAATGGAATTAAAACTCCCTCAATTAAATTTACCAAAATTATGAAATACGACGAATTAAAAGAATGTACTCGATGCGGTTCGGATGCTTGCTATACTCAAGAAGTAACTAAAGATATTAACATTGAAATGTGTTATGGGTGTGGTTTCCAAAGTAATAGTATAATTAAGAAGGGAAATGAATTTTTTAACCAACAATTCGAAAACCTCCCAGAATTATATAAAGAATTAATGGATGAGGAAGAAGATACTGGTAAAATATGGATGCCTACGATCATTAATTTAAAAGATAAAGGTATGGTTTTTGCCGATGGGACTAATAGAGACAATTGGAGATGGGCCGCAGTTAAAGCAATACCTGTAATTGAGGAAGAATTAGAAAAGTATAAAGGAGAAAAACATAGAGCCGATATGTCTACTATAAAACATTTTGAAGAACGTGGATTTATAGAAGCACTTTCATATATTGGTGTATTACCAGAATAAATGAAGATACTAGTTACTGGAGGGGTGGGTTTTATAGGTACAGCTCTAATTAAAAAATTATTA